TTGATGGATGTACAGCTACTTTACAAAGACAATCTTTAAATCATCAAAATAATGATAAAAAACTTATTTCTGAGCAACCACCACTAGAACATGAAGTGGTGGCGGATTCACCAGCAAGTTTTTCTTTTTCCGATCTCGATATTTCTAATTTAAGTGATATCCTTAATGCTATTGATGGTATTCATCATATCCACGGAAGAATTTTAATTGCTACTACTAATTATATTGAAAAATTAGACGAAGCTTTAGTACGTGAAGGTAGGTTCGATTTGAAAATAGAAGTGGGATATGTTGATGACTTTATTTTATGTAATATTTTCAACGATTTTTATGATGATTATTTAATACCTAGTGATTTTAAAATACGAGATAAGGTTTCAGTAGCTTATATTCAGAATTTAATACTTAAGAATTTAGATTCTCCAGATATAATATTAGAAGATTTGAAATATTAATTATAGAGCCACCTGTTTAAGTTGTGACTCCAGGTTTCAGTTGTTGAGGCGTGGGATAATGAAACGAAAGAGTTAGAGGGAGTTCCTTATGAAATTGACATTACTATACCGATTAAAGATTTGCGCAGAGGTTTTATTCGCAAGAAGTGGTCACTCGCATTGCGCACAAGAAAAGCAGTTATCCGTATATCAGAATGGCTACAAAGCAGGGATGAGCGATAAGGAGCTAGAGTTTATCGACAGGGTATGCCGCACCGAAAATACGTTGCAGCAGTACGCAAAATACGCGACAAGAGAAGCGATGGATAGAGATATTCGGCTAATAGGTGGTGACAGATATGAAAGTGTTACCTGCCGCGCCGCCGAAGAAGTATTGAGGAGGGTAGTTAATTCTGCGTCTTTACCCGATCGCTTAGCTTTAATTAATGTCATCAATGCCCTTTGTGTAAGCCCTACAGAAAACAATATTAAGTCGGCAAAATATGCGGCAGAAAGGGCCACCTTATTACTTGATATAAAAGAATTACGCCGTGTATGGAAAAAGGTAGATAACCGATTAAGCTAAGTGGGCTTTGCCACTTAAGGAGATAGAAGGATGGACATGACCTGCCCTAAGTGCAGAATGACAGCCATTTGCGACAATGAAATTGTAAAAGGGAAATGTAAATATTGCGGGGAGGGAGTGATATTTGATGACCGAAAATACGAAAAAGATGTTGAACAGGTGCCCCGGCGTTGTCCTCAATGTAGGGCTCCCAGGGAGGGCGCTAAATGCTGGAAGTGCGGAGAGGCGACATTTGAGCCATGTGAGGGATGGGATGAACCCAGGTTGCCACCTATTGACCGTATCCGTGAGCTGGCAAAGGAAGTGGGGTATGCCATAGGGGCGCACGGATCCAGGGAGCGTGACCTTGACGTTATTGCGGTACCGTGGATTGATGATGCAGTTGGGAACCATGACTTGATGCAGCACATTGCAAAGGGACTGGGTGCTAAAATCCTCAGCACGGAACGCAAGCCACTTGGCCGCTATGCTGCGACAATTCAAATGGACGGATGGTATAAGGCAATAGATATTTCTGTATGTCCGAAGCTTTGACGCCGAATAGAACGCTCTACGGCTAGACTGAGGAGGAGGGAAGATGAAAACATTTGATGAATGGTGGAAAGAAAAGTATGGATGGAAACGTGATACAGCTTTTACGGCACCACATAAAGAAAATGCAAGAGAAGCTTGGAATGCCGCCCTCAAAGAGAAAGAAGCAGCCATGTCTAGCCCTAGCAGCGCTGGGTTAGTTGCTTCTCTTGAAGATGTGAAGCGGCTGATTGACAGCCCCACCTTAACCGCTGCCTGCGGATGTTACTCTGAACAAACTGGAGGTGCAATTGCGGCCTATTTCGCACTCGACAAGGTAACATTAAGAGTGCAAAAGATTATTGATGAGATAAGCGACTAAGGGAGGTTGCAGGATTATGGCTGAATTTGAACTGAAGGTAAAAGACATTGAAGGCGGGGAACTGGAAGTAACATTCAATGCTGAGGGATTAGGGAAGGTGAGTGATATTAGCACGAACACTGCGGCCCAGAACTTAGCCATCATGCTATTGCAGGAAATGCAGAAGGTGGATATTAACCTGACAAAGGCCATGCTGGATAGGCTGAATTAGGTGTTTTTTTAACTACAGCGTTCTTCATATAAAACTCAAATAAAGCAGAAAAGGAGAAGTCATGGCAGGTGTAAATAAAGTAATACTGGTTGGGAATCTCGGAAGGGATCCGGAAGTCAGATACACTAAGGCTGGTCAAGCCGTAGCCTCTTTCAGTCTTGCAACCTCCGAAAGGTGGACAGGCAAAGACGGCAACAAAGAGGAAAAAGTTGAATGGCATCGCATTGTTGCATGGGGCAAGCTAGGCGAGATATGCGGCGAATACCTCTTCAAGGGAAAGCAGGTCTATATTGAAGGCAGGCTCCAGACAAGAGAATGGGATGATAAGGACGGCAACAAGAAGCAGACAACTGAGATAGTGGCCAACAACATGACCATGCTTGGCCAGGTAGGGAACGGCGGTGCTTCTGATAGTAGCAGGGGTGGTAGCTCTCAGGGTTCATCCGCTGGCAGACAGGGTTCATCACCCGGCGGGTCTGATGATTTTGAAGACGACGATATCCCATTCTAGTGAGCACCTAAGATCTATAATACTAAGTTTGCCAGATGCCCGGATGTCTTACCGGGGAGGGGATGGGCCCCTTGTTCTCGTAGCCATCTGGCTTTTAAAAAAAGGAGTAACCAGGTGACAACAAATAATAACGCTGGAGGTAACAAATGAAGATCACGATAAGTAAAAACAAACTGATGGCAGCGCTCAGTAAAGTCCAGGGAGCGGTAGGTAGTGTCCATACCATGCCCATACTCTCATCGGTCTTGATTAAGGCAGAAGACGGCTACCTTAAGTTGACAACAACCAACCTTGAGGTGAGCATCATTGAAGAGATAGAGGCCGAGACAGTTGTAGAGGGTTCTATCTGTCTACCGGCAAAGAAGTTGCTGGACATTGTAAAGGAAGCCCCCGGAGCTGAGGTTGCAATTTCAAAGGCTAAAAACCATTGGGTTGAGATATCGTCAGGTAAGGCTCGTTTTAAAATGGTGGGATTTGATATGGATGATTTCCCCAGGATCCCGCTTGTTGATGAAACCGAAACCGTTGAGGTTAAGGCATCCGTTCTGTCCAGCATGATAGACAAGGTAATAGTTTCCGTATCTACGGACCAGTCGAGATATAACCTTGGCGGCGTTTATGTGGAGCATGTGAGTGATGTAGGTATAAAGCTTGTCTCCACCGACGGCCACCGGCTTGCCGTAGTCGTTCACGGCAGTCCCGTTAAAGAGGAAAAGCGGGGTCATATTGTCCCCCGTGGTGGAATACAGGAATTCAGGAAGGTCCTTGATGGAGCTGACAATGTAGAAATGGGCTTTAAGGGCAATCATGCAGTCCTTAGGGCAGGGGACACGGTGGTTATCAGTAGGTTTATCGAGGGCGAGTTCCCCGACTATGAACAGGTCATTCCCGAATATTCAGGCCCATCTATTAGCATTAATCGTAAGGAGGCAATAAGTATTGTAAAGCGGGTTGCTATCCTTTCAGATGATAAAACAAGGGCGATCCGGCTAGAGCTAAAAAGTGGGGTCATGATGCTATCTACCACGAACCCCGGGCTTGGAGATGCAACGGAGGAGGCACAAGTTGAATATGCCGGTGAGGCAATTACTTTAGGGTTTAATGCCAAGTACCTCCTGGAGTTCATGACCGTGATGACGGGAGAGACCCTTATCCTTAGTGCCAAAGGCGATCAAGATCCTATACTGCTCCAGTGTGACAAGGATCCTGAGAGTATCGCTATTGTTATGCCGATGAGGGTGTGAGGTGTGGCCGCGAGGCTACATGATATTTACATGCACGGATGCACCGGGCCATTTGCACAGCAGACTATTGAAGACCTTGGTGGAGGCGTGGGAATCACAGACTGTATTGAGTGTGGCGGCGATGGTGACTGGACTAAGTTTCACCCGGACGCCACATTGCCGCCTCTTTCCCTGCCGTGCGTTGACTGCAAGGGCACAGGCCGCAGGTACGTTTCGTTCTATTCGCCACATTCTGACCTTAGAATAGAATAGCGGCAGGCCTAAATAGACAAAATAGAAATTGTAGAAATGTTTTGTAAATAACGCATATTGTCATACAATATCAGTATGAATGATATCCTACTGCAAAAGCAGCTCGCAAACATTGTAAATCCACATGTCACACCTGCCGGCATCATAGTTTCCGACCGGGACTATGATGGTCTTGTTAAAGCCGAGGCGAGAAACATCGCCAAGGGTGAGGGTGACAATCAGTCCCGCTTCTTCAGCAACTACATGTTTCAGAATATGATTGCCCACGGTGCCCGTGAAAAGCCCGTGGACAGCGTTTCCTTTGCCATGCTCAGGGACTCTGCAAAGAAATCATTTGTCGATCGTATTCTGATCCGTATCCGTAAAGACCAGATGAAATCTATCTGGCAGCGCTCTATTGATGCCAAGCAAAAACAGCCAGGTTTTAAAGTTGTCCATGATCTCTATGATGATCCTGACTTTAAGGTGACCGATGATATCAAGAAGCGTTGCCTTGAGATGGAAGAGCTTATCGGCAACCCCACCCCCATTGAATACACAGATATATATCCGCACGGAATTCGAGTACATAACGGCATCAAGGATCTCGTATCGAGGCTTATACAGGCCGAACTTATCATAGATCGTAAGGTTATACGCCGCTATCACAGGCAAGACGGCAAGGGCTATGCCTCTTTCCACTGGCTACCGGGCGATACGATAAAGAATGTTGATGAGTCTGTGCGTGAGTGGGCAAAGAAAAATGAGCCGAGCGGTAAGGTTAGCCAGGACACTATGACCAAGATGAGCTACAGCAGTGGCTTTGATATAGCGAAGTCAGCTTATGTTCAGATGGTAGACGGTATGGTTGTCGAGGCCTATACGGAAGACGAAATATCTGTCCATATATCCAATCCAAGTGATGAACTCAATAAATGGGGCTATGGGGAAAGCCGTCTGGAGATAAGCCTCGATCTTACAACTACCCTTCTATATGCATGGACATACAACAAAGAACTCTTCAAAACCAATTACCCTGAAAATATCCTTACTGTTGCTGGAGACTTTGACAAAGAAGGTCTTGATTCCTTTAAGCAGCATATCCTGGGTGAGGCGGGGGGACCAAAGAACAACTGGAGACTTCCTGTTATTAGTACCGGGACGGGGGCAGATGCTCAGAGCTTCAAAGTAGAGACTCACAAGCTCCGTGAATCTCCAAAGGACATGCTCTTTGATGAGCTGTTTCGTTTCATGATTATGTTCAAATGCGCTGCATATGGTGCCCACCCCACGGTCCTTAATTTCTCTGCCGACCAGGGAACCGGTAGTCATATGAGCACCCACGATCCAGCCGGGGAGATTGCAGAGAGTAAGGAACACGGCCTTAAGCCCTCTCTTCTTGATTTGTGCGAGTGGTGGACACAAGACCTTATCAAGCCCCGCTATGATGATCTGAAACTGGTATTGACCGGGTTCGATAATGAAGATGAGAAGGAAGTTCTTGAGCTTCGTGATAAGAGGACAAAGGGCTGGCTCTCCAAGAATGAGGCCAGGATGGAAGAAGGTATGAAGCCTATCGGTGATATTAATGACCCGAAAAACCCTTGGAATTTCCCTGCCGATGCCCCTATGTCAACCTATTTAAGCACTATGGATATGTTGGGCGGTGGTGAGGGTGAGGGTGGTGAAGGAGCCGACAACGGTGAGGGCGGGATGTTTGACGGCTTTGACAACAATGGTAACGAGAATGAAGATGGAGGACTCTTCGAAGGTGACAAGCAGAAAGGAAATAAGGTTGCCGAAAGAAAGTCAACTGAGAGCCCTGACGATAAAATAGAGAAGTCACAGCGGGAAACTAAGTTTTTGAGAATAAAACTGGAGGATTAAAGTGAAGGTCCTTAAGGGTTGGTTATCTGAAGAGGTTGTGAATGGTGGGGTGACCTGTCGTCGCCTTTTTTCCGTTGCCCCGGGAACCATGAGAGGCCACACACTGAAGACCTTCCCGTCACCTTAGAAAATGTTCTCGAGGTAAGGGGGCAACTTGTCTGGCAGTATCAGTTTGTTAAAGATAAGTATATTAAGGTGACTCCCAGTATCGATGCTTCAGGATCCTCATGCGATTATCATGACTTTTTCGAGTTTGAGCTTGTAGAGACCAGGGAAGAAATAACAGGACATCCTGCCGGATATTTTGCAGCCAGGGCGGGGATGCAATCATGAAAGAAGGCAAAGCTGTGAAAAAATTCTTATTGATTCCTTCATATATTGTTATGCGTATGTGCAAGCCTTTTTTCCCGGAAAGTCATCCGTGGAAATATCGGGAACTCAGTTACGATAATTGGTGTAAATATGCAACTCCTATGTGTGTAGAGATGAGTACCGTTTTGGGTGTTGGTTTTATTGGAATTATAGTTTTGTTAATCCAAATCATTAGACTGTATTAATTCAATGAGTGAACTTGTAATCGAACATAACCTCGAGGGAGAGGAGCTTCAAAAGGCGATAGTCTCGCTTGCCAGGGAGTCCGGACTTGCTGAGGATATCGTTAAGTCTCTGAAGGCAGAAAAGGCCCGTGGCCCGAGGGAACCGAGTCATCCTGCAATGAAGGAATTGTATAGACGGTTTCAGGCGCTCTTTGGTGAATCTGTAGAATGGGTTGAGGGATATTTAGACACCTTCTTTACGGAAAGACTGGAAAAGGCGGAAGAAGAGGACGGGGCTGGATTAGAAAAGGCCGAAAAGCCGTTCGAACACGCTCTATCCAAGGAAGAGATAAGAACTATTCAGGAGGCGATAAAGGACCGCTTCGGTTTTGTCGCCGCACAGATGGAGTCAGTTGACTTTGAGCCCTCTATAGAAGTGCTGAAGAGGTGGAAGGAACTCGGCTTTATAGATAAGAGTGTAACGCCAAAGGCCTTTGCCGTGGCCATGTCGGCAGAAAAGAAGCTTGTACAAAACGCCTTCCTCTTCGGGAGGTTGTATCAGGCGGTAGAAAAAGGGAAGAGCTTTGATGAAGTAATGAAGCTTGCCCTTGAAATGCCTCTCATAAAACCCGATGTCCACGCTATAGCCGTTGCAGAGCAGCAGACAGCAAACTTTATTACAGCATTCGGCGACGGGCTGTCAAAAGAGTTCGGGCAGGCGGCATCTGCCAGAAATAGAGAGATTGTCAGGAAGATGGCAATTGATTACCACGGACATGAACTCAAACGGGAAGGTGGCAGTCTGGTCGATAACTGGCAAGGTTTTTCCAGTGAAATGGCAACAAAGTTTCAAGATCACGAGCGCGACTGGGACAAGATCGCATTTTACGAGTTAGGGGATGCGCGAAGACAGGGGCAAGGACTGGAGCTCTTGGAGACCTTTGGGCCTGATCAGCTTGTCTATAAGATGCCACTACCTACAGCATGCGAACAGTGTATTCACCTTTACGTTAAACCAGACGGCACACCTAAGCTCTTCAAGCTGGCAGAAATGCTTAAGCATGGCAACAACATAGGCCGCAAGCCTTATCCTGTTCGAAGCGGGATGGTAAGTTCAAATCGTCGCGTCGATGGGGCGGAAGCGCTTAAGCCGGTTGCCGGGCTGGTTCATCCGTGGTGCTCTTGTATGGGCCCTTATGCATATACAGGATATGAGCCATGGGCAAAGAAGGAATAATTTCGGAATAATTTAGACAAGTTTTCGTAAATTGAATGGAGTCTGTAATTGGCTGACAAAAAAACATCTAAGTCCTTTATCTTGGGCATTGCAACGGACCTCCTTCTTATCAAGTCCGTGGTCAAGGCCCATGTTCGGAAAACAAGGGGCGGGAAAGTGGTTCAGGTAAAGGAATATTCTGATATCCGCAAAAAGAAGACCGGGAAAGAAAAGGGCCTCCCTAAGGGGACGGAGGTTGTTTTCAGGCCTAAAGGGGCCGCAAGGGCGAGAAGGGGAGTTATTGTCGGCGCAAAGGCAGAGAATTACCATATAAAGGGTAAGCGGGGCAACGAGGGCCAGGTGATCAACTACATACTCCCTAAGAGCCAGGTTATATCGCTAAAGGCATTTCAGGAGAAGGGTAAGAAGGACACTCGCTACACAAAAGGAGATAAGATCAGCGCTCACCGTGTACTTACTTCAGAGGAAAGCCTGAAGAGGAGTGAAAAAGGAATGAAGCGACTTGGCATGACCGAGGAAGATATTTTGACTAATGATAGGATTAAGGGATATATCATTAATCGCGTTCACAGGTTGGCCAAGCAGAATAATATGGACACAAGCTTTGATCCAAGCGGGGAGTTTATTCGTGTCCATGATGATGATTATGCGGACATGGTTTCTGAATATGCCATAGGGATGCTGAATGCATTGCGTAGGGAGGCGGCTCAAACCCCGGATAAGGATATACAGGAATTCAAGGATCATCTGGCTGGAAAGCGAGACAAGAGTAGAATATTTGTTTCCATGTCGAGAGAAGGAAAAAACTCAGCCCTACAGGTTGTAAATACCCAGAACAAGAGACGCAGAGAGCATATAGACATCCAGTCTGGCGAAGAGGATCCGGAAGCAAGGCGGAATCTTGCTGCCTTAAGTAGCGCTCCTGAACATGAAAGATTCGCGCTTCCTCCGAAAGAAAAAGCGATCGAGAAGTTTCTTTCGCGGATCCCTTCAACAGATGCCGACCTGATTAGTATGAAGTTCGGTCTCGGTGATAATGAGCCACATACCAATGAGCAAATTGCCGAGAAGCTTAAAGAGAGGGGCACGAAATATCAAGAGGAATATGCATGGACCCGCAATAATGTTGCCGATGCCGTCAAGGGTGCCCTTGTTAAGATGCGCGATCTTGGAGGCATTGAAGACCTTCAGGACTACATGAAGAGTATGCGGGAGGCTCTTGATCTCAGGAAGAGCGTTTCTTCTGGACACAAAACGGTATGCGTTGATTTCGATGGTGTCATTGCCGACTACTCTAAGGGTTTTCAGGGAAATGATGTTTTTGGAGAAGTTCTCCCGGGGGCGGTGGAGGCCATGCAGAAGCTTACAGAATTTGGCTTCATGATTATTGTATTTACAACCAGAGAAGACACCCCGGCGCTAAGGGCGTATCTTGCCAATAATGAAATCTCTTATCATTTTATCAATATCAATCCAAACCAGCCGGAAGGGACGAACCCGGGCAAGCCGATAGCAGACATCTACCTCGATGACAGGGCTGTCAGGTTTACTAGCTGGCGGCATGCGGTTGAGCAGATATGGAGTGTTACCTTTAAGGGACTCTTTGGAGACATGGTAGATAGACTTCGTGGTATAGAGAAGAGCGAGAGTACCCATGGACATGAACACTACAACAACGCCTATCACCTTTATTTAGGTAAAGATGGAACGTACTGCCTTCGGAAGTCTCTTGCAGAAAAAGGCATACCCTTGCTTTTGCCTAAGGGCGCCGAACTCGAAAAGACATGCTCTTCTGAACAGAAGAGAAAAGCGCTTATATTGGCTCCTAAGGTGTTTTTGCTTAAGAAGTCTTATAATAAAATGTCTAAAATAGAAACTCTCAAAAACGAGTGGTTACAGGAAATCGCAAGATACTGTCGTGTTGATAAATTTGTAGATATCAAAGAAGACTGGGGACAAGGAGACGATCATGGCAATTCAGAGATAGGTGTTGCCTTCAATCTTTATACCGATAGATACAAATATAGTGTTCGTGCCATAGATAGAAGTAATTATATCTCGACATCGAAAGATACCGATGGATATCTTGGCTGTGTTTGTTCAGCGAGGAAGCCTGAAGCAGGTGAAGACCGTAATAGAGGCAATGATCTTGCTGACGGGCCTTTTACGAAAAAAACATGGGATAAGATTAAGAACGATATTATATCTATGGAGCTAGTAGAATTAAGGAAGTCCATGGCGGCAAGGGTATTTCTTCTTAAAAAATCTTCGAGCCTCCCCCGGGAAGAGAGCACAATTATCGAGAAGTTCAAAAAGCTTGATACTCCCGATGTTGCCGAAAACGGATATGGTTTCTTCGTCAAGTGGGCTGATGGTCGTGGACTGCTTGGTTTGAAGAAGAAAGCTGATGCAATCATCTTTGCGGAACAGGGGAACAAAGAAGTTGTCTCCATGGTTTACCGGAAAAGGGAAAAGGGGAACGTAGTTCACAGCACGTTTAAGCCTGAAAAGAAGAAGTCCGTTGTTGGCAAAACACGGTTTCTTACCTTTAAGGACATCGAGGGTTTTAGAGATGAAAAAGGTCGTTCTGGAGTAGTTGGGGTAAGTCAAAAAACTTTAAAAGAAGCAAGTAAGCGAATTAAAAAATCGGAGGTAGTTCAATGTACATTTCCCTTTCTAAACTAGAGCAAATGGTCAAGTCCGTCGTCAAAGAGCATACAAGGAAGACGAAGGGCGGGAAAATCGTTCAGGTTCGCCAACATGAAGACATAAGGAGTAAGAAGACTGCCAAGGCTCCATCTATGAGTAGTGGACTTTCGGCAATTGTTAGCGAGGTGGCTAAGCACGACAGCTTCGAAACGGCATATGCCGCATTCAAGCATAGGACGGGCATCCCTAAGGAAGTTGCAGATGAGTTTCAAGAGAAATTTGGCGAAGGCGGCGAGCTGAGTCCCGACAAGGCATTCAGGAACCTCTATGAGCATGCGACGGGCGGGAGCGGCAAGGATAAAGAGGATCCTGAGAAGAAGCCGGGGAAGGCGATAAAGCCTGGCGATTCAGTAGACACAGGTAATCGCGCTTTCGGAATCATGAAGGTGACTAAGGTAATGCCAGCATCAAACAGGATTGAGATGGAAAAGGGTAGTGGAACCTTTACGGTTAATCTGGATGAGATCGAAAAGGTGGATGGTCACTACATCCATAAAACAATCAAAAAGTCTCTTCCTGCCTTAGTCCCTTATCTCCTTAAATCCCGCTCCCTCCACGGCCGCATGAACTTCCAAGGTCTGAATATATCCGTCGAAAATCGCAAGGGTAGCATCAGGCAGTGGTACGATCCGCATAATAAGGAGAACGGCACAACCCGTATGAAATGTCCTTATGGCTACATCAGGATGACTGAGGGTAGCGATGGTGATCATGTAGATTGCTATGTTGGGCCCCATAAGGATGCGAAGAGCGCTTATATAGTCCACCAGATGAAGGCGCCTGAATTTAAAACCTATGATGAACAGAAATGTATGCTTGGCTTTGCCTCTATGAGCGAAGCTAAGTCTGCCTATCTTGCCCACTACAACGACAAAAGATTCCTTGGCAGCATGACTACTATGCCCATGGAGCAGTTCAAGGACAAGGTATTGGCGACCAAGGAGAAGACAGCAAAAATTATTAAGTCTATGCCATTAATGTGGAAAAAGAGACGGGTAGCAAAATAAATATGATATTATTTTTATTTAAAAGATTTTTTTCTGGGAACTGGGGGTGGAAGCAGACCA